CGAGGCGGCGCCCCACACGGCCGTCGAGGTGCCGGCGGCGGCGGTATTCGCCGCTGCCATCGTCCCGGTGGCGGTCAACGTGGCGGCGACATTGGCGGCCTCCATCGCGGTGTGGGTGGCCTGGCCGAAGGCGGCGGCGAGGGCCCACTGGGTCATCAGCGAAATGATTTGATTGATCATCGCGGCGAGAAATTGCTGCCCGATCTGGATGCCGACCTGCGCCCACTCGATGTGTTTGGAGGTCATCTGCGCAAGGGCTTGGGAGACCGACTGTGTGGCCGCACCCCAGGAATAGTTGATCGTCGACACCACCTGGCTCATCGCATGTTCGGCGGTGAACTGCAGGCCCTCAAAGATCTTGGCGGTCTGCACGGTCGCATTGCGTGCCGGCGCGACCATCACCGTGTCGAGCATCTGCATATGACGACCAATATCGCTGACCATGTCCGGGACATAGGAACGGCGTGTGACGGCCGTCCACATGTCGTAGAAGAACCCCTTCACCGCCTCGGTTTTCTCACGGACGCCGTCCATGATCGCGCCGAGTTTGGCGATCGCCGCATCGACGCCGGCGACCATGCGATCGATATACTCTTTGACCGTGGTCGTGAGTGAATGCCAAAGCGACAAACCTGTGTCTTTGATCTTCTTCCAGTTCGCGGCGATCAGCGCGACCCCGGCGATAATCCCCAGTACGATAGCGCCCGTGGTGAGCATCGGCGCGGTGATCGTGGCCATCGCCACCATGAAGGCCCCCATCGCCACGAGGATCGGCCCGCCGACGGCAAAGGTGCCGGTAAAAATCAGGATGACCTGCTTCGTGCCTTCATCCAACGACTGAAACCAGCCTAAGAACGCTTGGGCAAAGTCTCCAACCGCCGTGATCACTTCCGGCAATTTCAGTGCGGTGATGAGTTCTTGTCCAACCTCTGCCAGGATCATGGTGGTCGTGTCTTGCAGGTTCGAGAGTCGGCCTTCGATTGTGGCAGATTGCTGTTCCATCAGGCCGCCGAACCGTTCCCCCATCCCCGCCATGATGGCGGTGATGGCGGTTGAGGCATCCACCTGACGTTTCGTGACCATCTCCATCGCTTCCGGCACAGAAACGCCGATCGCGTTGGCCAGCGCGTCCCAGGCGCCGATCCCGGCTTCAGTAAACTGCTTCATCTCCTCCGCTGTCGCCTTACCCTTGCTGTTCATTTGCCCGATCGCGGTCGTGATCCGATCGAACCCCTGTTGCCCGGTCCCAAGCCCGGACACGGCATCGCCGATCTTCACGATCATGTCAGGGATTTTTTCGACCGCGATCCCCATCGCCAACAGCCGTTTACTCGCATCTTGTAGCTGCGTAAATTCAAACGGCGTCGTGACCGCAATCTGCTGAAGTTCTTGTAAAAACTTCTTGGCTTTGTCGGCGCTGCCGAGCATGGTCGTGAAGGCCATGTTAGCGCGGGCGAATTGATCTGCGGTAAAGACGGCGGATTTACCAACGTCAATCAAGGGCTGCGACACGGCGGCGGTGAGCCCTCGACCGAGCCCTACCAACGCCCCTCCGGAGAGGATCTTCCCAATCGCTCCAATTTGTGAGTGCATCTCCCCGAGCGATTTATTGGCGTGGCCGATGCCGCTGCCTGTGGCGCCGCCCAGGTTGTCGATCGAGCCCTTGATCTCGCCCATCTTCCGGTTGAAGTCGGCGATATCGGCCGTCACTTTGGCGCTGAGTGTCGCATCCGTCATATCAAGTCAGGTCCAAGGTTCAAGGTACAAGGCGGTCACTCCTTACCGCCTTGCGCTCGCTTCATCGCTCGCTTGTGTTCTTCACCTTCCACTTCGTACAGCGCGATCCACTGCACATATTCCTCGCCCGTCATCGTGGCCATCAGTTCCTCCACCGTGCGGCCGAGATCCCGCGCGAGGATGAACGGAAAGCGCGTGCCCGGTTTAAGCTGAAAAGGTGCGACGGGCGGCGCGCTGCGCGAGCGCGGTCAACCCGTTGCCCTCCATCACTGCATTGAGCAGCCCGTAATACACGGCCGCATTCCCTTGGCGCAGTTCCTCAAAGTCCGCATCGGTAAAGGCCGGGTCGAGACAGCCGCGCAGGATCATCTGCTTCTCGACCTGCTCGTTCTTAATCTCGCCGGCGACGGTGCTCTCGGCATAGAGGGCTTCGAGCTGTTGCTTTGTGAAGAGGCGGATCTTGATCTGCTCGCCCAAGGTCGGCACATCGATCACGCGCTCGCGCGGCTTCGTCAGACTCAACACTTTCTCCCGATCTAGCATCTCGTTCTCCTCCTTGTCCGTTGTCTCTTGTCCCTTGCGCCTTGCCCCTTGAACCTATCCGCTCTACGGCACGGTCGATCGCGTCACGGCGCCGGTGCACTTCAGGTCGAAGGAACATTGCCCCTTCTCGCCGACGCTGGTGTCGATGCTGTATTTCTCCACCCAGCATTCCACGCTGTAGCGGGGGAGGCCGCTCGTGCTGCCCTGCGGGTCGTACTGCAGCGTCTTGGTGTTGGTGTCGTCGCCGATGTCGTCGCTCAAGATCAGATCGAGCGCCGGATCGAAGTTGCCCTCGCCGGAGAAGCTCGCCTCTTTGAGCCCGGCGACGAACGTCTTGTCGTTGAGACCGAAGACGGTCGTCTCAGCGGTCTCGCGCATCCGTTCCAACGACGCTTTGCTGAGATAGCTGGTGATGTCGGTGAGTGTGCCCGCGCCGTTGTCGAGCTGCACCACCGCGTTTTTCCCGTGACTGGCTGGCATGTGACTGCTCCTTTCGTTGAATTATCGACGTCCGAATCCCATCCAAAATTGCGCCGATCCGCCCCCGGTAAAGACCCAGCTCGCGCGCGTGTATTGCCGCACCGTGCCGGTGATCGCGATGCGCTGTGCGTTGCGGTCGGCCGTCACGCCGGCGAACGTCAGAATGGTCGCCCAGCCGGTGGAGCCGTCGGCGCTGTCCTCAATGACGCAGGCCAGATTGGTGATGCCGGCGATGTCCGGGACATGGAGAAACCCGACGCCGCCGTTTGTCGTGGCGGCGCCGTGGTTCTGTGCGGCCGATTGGCCCGTGGCCACTTCGGTGCTGAGCGCGTGGTGCACGATCAGCCGATCGCGGCTGCTGTTTGATTGCAGCTCGTTGGCCAGCGTGACGATGTCGTCTTTCGAACTGTCCATCGCATATTTGGTTTCAAGCGCCGAGAAGCCATGCGCCACGTTGCCGAGCACGTCACCCTGAGGGCAGATCGCGACGATCGTCGGGTCGGCCGCCAGCGCGGCGAGCAGGACCTGCTCGATCCCATCGACGGCGCCGTCGAAGAGACCCTCCAATGAGAGCGAGGCCTCGCGCTGGCCGGGCAGATAGGTTTTGTCCTCCAGGTTGAACACCGTGGATTCCGCCATCTCGCGCGTGAGGTCGGACTCCTGCTTGCGGTAGAAGCCGGTGAGGTCGTAGCCGTTGATGTAAACGCGGGTCAGTCGGCCATGGGCTGCAGGCATGTCAGTCACCTCCGTGAGGGGTAAGGGGTGAGGGGTGAGCGGGCGTGCGTGACTTGCGAGAGGGGCGGGACGGGCGCGACTCGCCAGTCTCGCGTGTCTCGCTCGACGCGGCGCGGGCGTCGCCGCGCGCGATCCAGAGTTGGCCGACGGCTGTCGGCACCTCGTAGCGGTGCCCCTGCTCGAACGTCTGTGTCGTGCGGCCGTCGTTGATCGAGTCCTTTACGGTCCGGGTCATCACGATCTCCATCGAGAGGTCCTCCATCCTGAATCGGCCGGTCAGGCAGTGCATGGTTACACCGCCGTCCGGTCGAGCTGATATTCGATCTGCAGCGCCAGTTCAAAATAGGCGTGCGGTTTGGCGGCCGCCGCTGCTTCGTCGGTGGCACGGCTCAGCACTTTGGTGATCAAGGCCAGGCCGCCCCAGGTCTCATCCGTATAGATCGCGCGAATGACATCGGCGGCCGCGCGGTTCAGCACCACGCGCCGGTCTTGATCGCTCTTCACCCAGCCGACGATCGTCACCGGCAGCGTGACATCGACCGTCGTGAACGTATCCTCCGTGCGCTTCAGCTCGCCCTCGATCACGCCGTAGAAGGGGAATGCCCGCACCTCGTCGAAGTTCTTCCAATCGCGGGCGACTTCGCCCGGCGTGTAAAAGTAGGTGCTGCCTTTTGCGAGGCCCTTCAAGCGGGCTTCAATGGCGGCTAAAATCTGCTCATCTACTGGATCCGTCGGCATTGCGTTCTTGCTCCTTGTCCCTTGTCCCTTGTGCCTTACGATTCATTGATGGTCTGTTTCAGAATCGTCGCCAACCTCGTCCGGGCCCGGCCGCCCTCCATCACCTCGTCCCACGAGGGAGTGAAAAACGGACGAGGCCGCAAACCCGGATGCCGCACCGACCGCGCAAACCGGACCTTGCCGGAGCGATCGAGAAACTTCAGCGCCTTTCCTCGGCGCGGCCGGATCGTGTAGGGCCGCGTCCCATACTCCAGATGCGGCGCATACTTCGCGCCGATCGTCAGTTCGCCGGCGGCGCCGCCCGACGTTTCCTGCACCGAGGGCGGGCTGATCGTCCGGCGCAAGTGGCCGGTCCGGACCTTGACCACTGAGCCCGAGGCGCGCCGCGTTGTCTTCGCCGTGACATCGATGAGCAGATCGCGCAGTCCGCCGACCATGGCCGGGCGGATCCGCTGCATTGCGGCCAGGACCTTCTCGCGAAACGGCCCGGTGATGCCGATGCGTATCTGGAGCGGTTCGGGCATGAGTGCCTCAATTCAATTTCACGCTAACGGCGCGCCGACGGTCAGCGCGATCTGGTGCACACTCGTCAATTGATCGGCCCCGCCCGGCTGCACCCGCACCTCGGCCACCATCGTGCCGGCGGTGAGATCTGAGGCCTCGAATTGATATGAGGCCTGGCCGATATTGGTGACCTGATCGGGATCGGGCGTCATCGTTTTAGTCTGCAACGTGCCGCCGTCGATCTTGTAACGCAGCTGCACGGCCTTGCTCGTCAGATCGATCTCGTTCCCTGTTTCGTTGTCGGTGCAGGTGACCACCAGTTTCGCGCCGGTATCGCCTGCGATGAGATCCGCCATGGGCGTCCTCTACGCAAAGGTGAACGTGAGCGCCGACGCGTTGAACGAGGGCGCCGGGTCGCCGTTGTTGATCGTCTTGCTCGCCGTCAGCGCGCCGTAGATCAAGAGATTCCCGCCGCTCGTTGCGTCGAGCAGCCCGAAGTGTGTCACCGTGCCCCAGTTCGCCGTCGGCGTCGGAAACGTGATCGCGCCGGCGTTGGACACTTGCCCGCCGGTGCCGCTCGATGCGCCGGTGGTATTGCCATGCGTGCCGTTCCAATTGGCGTTGGCCGGATTGTTCGCCACGCGGGCATACGATCCGCCGGTGACCTCCGTGCCGCCGCCCGTTTCGCCTGGCGCGGCCGTATAGAGGGCGACGGCCAGCGTCGTCGGCTGCGTGTACGTCGTCGTGCGGAACAGATGATCGGCAAATTTATTTTCGAGATAGTCCGTCATGGCCGTTCCGAGGAAGGGGACCGCGAGCAGCCATTCCCATGCGCCGTGCCAGGCCAGCAGCCCGCCGACGAGGAGACAGACGGCCCAGGTCGCGAGCGTGAGCCCGGTAGTGTCGGAGACATAGGTCACACCGGCCGGCTGTTTGCCCAGTTCCCAGGTCTGGGCGCGGGCGATATCCTCGGCCGAGAACTCGGCGGGCCAATGCTCGATCGCCTCGCCGTAGCGGACCACCATCAGCGCGACCAGCCAGGACGAATAGATATTGTGCCAGACCTTCACGCGCGAGCCGTGGCGGGCCTGCATCAGCGCCGTCCATTCCTTGAGCGGCTGCGGGACGGGCATGGTCTGTACATGTTCGCCGAAGGCCAAGCTGCGCAGCCGACAGAGATCGGCATAGGGCATCTCGGCCTGGCGGGCCGGGGAGAGTTCTTCCAACAGTTTCTTATAGGACATGGGGACCTCCTTCATCGTCAAAAGATCAGTTCGCGTGTCACCGTCACCGGCAGCCGGGCCTCGCGTGTCAGTCTCGCTGGCGCAATCGCCACCGCACGACCGACCGTCTGTGCGAAGCGCGCCGTGACAAAGACGGTCTGTGAGACGGCCGGCACGGTCGAGAGATCGGCACTCGCCGTGAGCGCGCAGGTGCCGGATCCGGCCAGCTGAATTTGCGTGGCCAACGCCGCCGTTGTGGTGACCGAGCACGTTGCGCCGGCTGCCATCGTGATCGCCGTCGTGAGTCCGGCCGTCGTAGACAGTGACCCCGTCGCCGAGGCCGAGATCCCGTTGCCGATTGTGAGATCCGCACTCGTGGTGATCGACGCCGTGCAGGTCCCGGCGAGTGCAATGGCCGTGGTCAATGTACCGGTAGCCGTCACCGAACCGGTCGCACCGGCGACCATCGTGATCGCCGTGGTGAGCGTGGCGGATGGTGAGACCGAACCGGTCCCGGATCCCGCCAGCGCGATCCCCGTCGTGAGCGTCCCCGCTGCCGAGAGCGAGCAGCTCGCGCTGCCGGCAATGCTGGAGGTGCTGGAGGCCACACGAACGGCCACCGGCCGCACCGGGCGGAACATGCCATAGGGTTCCGCATGCAACCACAGCGCCTCCTGCTGCGAGAGTGCGCGGTGCCATATATAGACATGCAGGATGTGACCATCGTAGGCCCATGATCCACCAGTGCTTAGTATGTCAACATACTGGCCTGTGATCGTGCCTGACGAGGCTGATGTTGGGCCTGCGACTAAACTTCCGTCTTGATAGAGGCGCAGATTCGCACCATCGTATGTACCGACCAGATCTGCCATCACCCCGACGGTCGCGGTCCCTCCATCAGCGTTACCAAGCGACCAAATGCCCACTCGCCAACCGGGAGACGATGACATTGCGAACAGGTGCGGATTGTTAAACCCTGCTGTTCCGATATTCACCAGGCCGTTTGTCGTAGGAGTTGACAATGGGATCGCACGAGCGGCTATCGTCCACGGTGTCGACGCGCTAGGCAGGGTGTAGTACGGAAACTGGAAATATCCTGCACTCGATCCCGTTGCGGCCAATCCATGCCGAGAGGGTGCAATCGATGGCGGCGGCGACCCGCCCGCCGATGATTGAAAACCGCGCACCAGATCCACGGGCGTACCGCCCTTCGTACAGATCGTGGCGAATCTGAGA